CACGGTTGAACCGCCAGCTCCGACAACATAAAGCTTCGTGCCATCCGGCTTAAACGCAAGGTCGAAACCGTCGCCCGCAAAATGAATATTTCTAAAGTTGAAAACATTATTCGGCGACCCTGCAAATTGCGCATACCGCAAATTCCATGCGGTGTCTACATTCTGACTGCCAGCGGCTAGCAGAAGTGCTCGGCTTGAAGGATCCATTTCGGGTCAGTTAACGTAATCAGGCAGAGCTGCGCCACGCCAACGCGAGCCTCCATCATCCGTTACAAACACAAATAAATGAGTTGTGCCCGTGGTCAGCGTAGGAGCATTGTCCGCCGGCCACTTTACCGCTGCAGGCCAGGTAATCGTTCCAGATGTGTGGGTAAGCTCCAGCACAAAAGAATATGCTCTGCTTACAGGAACGCTGCCGAAAGTAAATGTGCTGTTGGCAGAGATGGTTTTTGTGAAATAGTTTCCAGCGCTGCAATCAATGTTTAGCGCGGCGACTGAAACAACATTCCCTGAATATGCTCCAGAGACATCTAGCGTCGTATTTGTCTCAGTGCTGGCTAGACCAATCGCAGCAGAGTCAACAGCGATGTCTCCACTAACGCCGCCGCCTCCGGCGCCAATTTCAACAATAGACGCAGTGCCGTCGTCCTTTTTAGTGTAGAGCTTGCCGTCGTAAGTATTGAGGGCAAGCTCCCCTAGCTGAAGATCACTGGTGGTAGGAGTTTTCCCCTGAACAGCGCTTCTCTTGAGCCTTACTGTGTTTGCCATGTGGCGGTCCTTAGATTGCTATGTAGCAGGACAGTTGCAGCTTAGAACGTACCACCATCAATCTCGGCATTAGGGCTTAGGTAGTCGGTTTCATCAACAGCAGCAGTAAAAGCACTGGTGCCGTTGCCTTTGACTAGCCCCGTGATCGTGGTGGCGCCAGTGCCGCCGTCACTGACTGCAAGCGTTCCGGTGATTGCAGTCGCTCCCAGGTCGAGAGCCAGCTCGGTTGTCTCGATCACCAAGCCGCCATTGGCTTTCAGGTCGAGCGCGAATTCAGTCCCCGCAAGGTCAAGACCGTTGCCAGCGGTGTAGGTGGTGTTGGTGTCAGTAGCAGCAATGGTGATACTGCCATCGCCGTTTGTAATCGAGACATTGCTGCCAGCAGTCAGCGTCGCCTTGCTCAGGCCACCTGAAGTAGTCGAGCCAATCAAAAGCTGACCATTGGTGTAGCTGGTGTGTGAAGTACCACCGTCAGCTACGCCAAGAGTGCCAGTAATACTGGACGCGCCCAGGTCAACCGCAAGCTCGGTTGTCTCAATGACAAGACCGCCATTGGCCTTCAAGTCAACGCTGACAGTCGTACCAGTGACATCAATACCATCACCAGCGACAGGTGCGCCAGCTGCTGCAGCGATCGTGATTGAACCACTGCCTTCGGTGATGGTGATGTTGCTGCCAGCAGTCAACGTCGCCAGTGTGTAACCAGTGCCGTTACCGATTGCAAGTTGGCCGTTGCTTGGAGCAGCAGTTAGACCTGTGCCGCCGTAGGCGTAACCAATAGCGGTGCCATTCCAAACACCAGTAGCGATGGTGCCGACAGAAGTCAGGCTGGAAGCCGTAACGCCAGAACCAAGAGTGCTACCGCTAAGAACACTTGTTCCATTGATCTTGAATTCTTTGCCGGATGCAAGGTCGATGTGCTCCGAGCTAGTCCAGCTATCAGTTGCATCAACCCAGTTGAAGGTTTTGTCGGTGGTGCCCTTTAGTGTGATACCACCGCCATCGGCACCTGCGTCACTTGGGCTGGCAGTGGAGCCAAGCTCAATGTTTTTGTCATCCACCGTAACGGTGGTGCTGTTTACCGTTGTTGTGGTGCCGTTGACCGTCAGATTGCCAGTAACAGTAAGGTTGTTGCTAAATGTCGTGTTACCGCTAAGCGTTGCGCCACTTAAATCAACCGTTCCAGTGAATGTCTTGTTGCCTGAAATGGTTTGTGCGCCAGTCAAATTGACAAACGCACCATCGCCACCAATCGCAACAACACTGGTTGCACTACCTCCAGCGCCCCCAGTGCCGTAGCCGTAGTACAGAATGCCGTTGCCAGCATCTGACTCGTTATACGCTAATTCTGCGTTTGCCAGTGACGAGGGTGCGCCAGTGCTTCCACCAGATGCACGACGCTTAATGCGAAGAGTGTTGGCCACGGTTAGAAGTTCCCCCCGTCAGTGAGTGTCGTGGTTGTCCAGATGGAGTCAGCTTTGTACTGACCGGCAGTAGCGTCGTAGTAGACGACGCTTTTGTCTACTTTAGCCGTTTCATCTACAACAATGCCCGCAGATCCAGCAGCCCCTTGCGGTCCCTGCGTTACTGCAGTGACAACCGAGGTCCGAGGAACAGTAACAACAGCACTGCCGCTGTTTTCGGTAACGACAATAGTATTGTTTACAGAATTAACGACAACACTATTAGTCATCCGGTGTACCCCTCGCTAACATAAATAACGCCTTCCAGATAAAACTCTTTCAATCCAGCAGTATTAGTTAGTAATACGTCGTAATACGCTTCGTTAGGGAAGCTGGTAGTCTGCTCGTCAGTTAAAGCAATGGCGACTGTTCCAGTTGCGCGGTCTGTGTAGGTGACGGCAAAGTCAGCGTATTTAGTGGTGCGATTCTTGTTCCATGCTTGTGCAGCAACGGTCCAACCAGTTAGGTCGATTGCCGCGTTGTTGCTGTCTTTGAATTGCAGCGTGACGCTGTAGTCCGCCCGGCGCTGCAGGCTGATGTTGTAAGTGCCGGGAGCGATTGCCATGAAACCAGCCTAGCGATCTCGGGCGTGTCTAGCGTCAGTCTAAAGCCGGTGGCACAAACACATCCGTGGCCGCGTCGTAGCGAAATCCAATGCCAGCATAAGTACCACGAAAATTGCTGTTGTAACTTGTTTGCACCCATGTGGTATCTGCACCCAGCAGTCGCTTGCAAAAAGCAATTCCGCGCTCTTCGCGTTCAATACCGTTTTCATCCAGAAGCTGCTGATTGTCCACGACGATGACGCGCTGAACAATCCCTTGAGTATCAAGTTCCGCGAAATGGGCCATCAGACTAAAGCGAAGGTGCCGGTGCTGGTGAACTCATGGACAACATAAGCCTGACCGCCAATGGTCACGGTGCTGATCGAACCACCGGTCGCTTTTATAGCAGTGCCGGTGTAGCGAACGATAACGATGCCTGAACCACCCGTCTTTCCATAACGAGTTAAACCCGTTTTTACCCAGCCTTGGCCACCAGCACCACCTCCCGTATTGACCGCACCGTCCGTTGCTACAGCAGACTGATTGCCTCCGTTCCCACCACCGCCATCTCCCCCTAGCGAGACACCTGATGTTGCAGCTCGACCGCCGCCGCCACCACCAGCGACATACCTTGTAGTTGTCGTTGAGAAATTACTTAAGTCATAGCCAGCGCCACCAGCGCCGCCGGAAGATCCACTACCGCCGGCAGCAGAGTATCCACCCCCGCCACCGCCAGCGTTAGAAGTGTTAGTGGAAGAAATGTAATACGCTGATCCACCATCGTTACCCTGTCCAGCAACACCAGTTCCCGGAGATAATGTGGCTGGTGACCCAGGTCCAATACCGCTTCCGCCGCCAGATCCGCCGTCAACTGTGACAAATGAACTTGATTGATTAGTATTACCGCCACCACCTCCATAGGCCACTAAAGAAAATGCACTGGAATTTGAGCCCGTCCCTGGGTTGAAATATCCTCCAGCGCCAACAGTGACAACGTAATTCACTCCGCCTTGAGCTGTTACACCTGTTTGCAACAGTCTGCCGCCTGCACCACCGCCGCCAGACAACACGGTTGGGGTAGAACTAACGCTTACATCGCGGCTACCTCCACCACCTGCGACAAGCAATACATCAACAGTAATGTCATCAGGCACGGGTCTCGCGCTGACGTAAAAAGGAATTAAGGATCCGGGCAGCATGATCAGCTCATGTTGTTGGAAAGACTAGCGTAAACTTCGGTGCTTGATTTCACTACATAGACCAGCATATCTATGGCGCCAGCAGTTGTCGTAAGTGTCGGTGCCGTGCCGCCGGCAAATTTCCAGTAGCTGCCGTAGCTGAGTGTGCGCGAGCCAGTGGCATCTTGCGTGATAAAAATTGCGCCCGATTGCCCTGCTACCAAGTTAGTTGGGTTAGCCAAAGTGCGATTACCTGCAAGCGTGACACTAAAGTGATTCGCTACTGCAAAATTCGGTGTAATTGTTGCTGCATCTGTCAGCGTTCCAATCGATCCTCGCGTTGCTGCATCAAACGTGCCAACACCAGTTACGTCCAGCGTCCCAGGAATATCAACATTGCTAGTCCATTCAACTCCTGTGCCGGCGGCATCGGTTTGTAGCAGTTGACGGGCGGCGCCATCGGCAAGTTTGCTAACGGCAATTTCGGCGGTTGCGCTGACATCTGCATCAACGATCGCGCCAGCAGCAATGCTGGTAACACCTGTACTGCTGATTGTGACATCGCCAGTTGGTGTAACAGCAGCAGCTACGTTGCTACCGTTGCCAACCAAAATAGCTCCGCTATTAAGCGTGGCTAATTTGCTAAATGCGATAGCAGCACTGGCGCTAATGTCCGTATTGACGATTGCACCTGCGGCAATATCTAGTACGCCAGCATTGCTGATTGTTGCATCGCCACTCATGGCAACTGACGCCGCCTGATTTGCAGCATTGCCGACGATAATGTTGCCGCTGCTAACTGTTGCTAGCTTGGTCAGAGCAATACTGCCCGCAAGCATTGCACTTGTAACAGTGCCGGTGTCGCCGCTCGTAATTACGGTGCCGCTGCGATCAGGCAGTGTGATTGTGCGGTCTGCAGTCGCATCGGCAGCCGCTAGATAGATCTCGTAAGCGTTGTCTGTCGCACCTTCAAATGCAAATGAACCAGTGGTGCCAATCAGCAACTCACCTGTAATTGTTGCACCAGCAGCGCCAATCTTTTCGTCGTCCAGCTCTTGCAGTGCGGTTTGTACGTTAGTGGCTACAAGATTGCCGTATGGCGTGAATGTAACGCCGCTAGCTTGCGCTGAGGAGGTTACTGTTGTTGATACATCAATTTCTTCCCAGCTGCTGCCATTGGACAGGATCATGTCCGGTGGCGCCAATGCAACATTCGGGGCATTTCCGGTTGTAATAGTGCCGCCGGTACTGACTACCAAGTAATAGCGGAGGTTGGTAGTGCTAGCTGCTGGTAGTGCGCTGCCGGCGGTTAACCCAATCGCTTGACCAGCGGTTGTTACAGATGCAACCAGTCCACTGCCCGAACCCGCAGAAGCATCAAACGTGCCGGCATAAACAATCTCGCCAGCTGTAATTGTTATCGCCTGCCAAGCGTTGCCATCCCACAGGTACAGATCGCCGTTAATGGCATCAAAGAAATACTGCCCTGTAAATTCAGGAGTCGGGAAATTGACGACGCCAGTAGTACTTGATGCGCCACCAATTTGAGTTACGGAGTAGTCGGCAAGTTTGCTGCTTGTAATTGCATTGTTTGCAATACGAGCAGTTGGGACTTCCCCTGTTGTGATTTTGCTCGCATCTAAATCAGGAATGTCGGCTGCGCTCAAACTGGTGCCGGTCGTTACATGACCCTGTGCATCAACAGTGACCTTTTCATACGTCCCGGCTGTAACGCTGTTTGTGTGGTTAAGCTGCCCGCTGCCGTCAACACTAAGACCCGTCCCCGGATAAACAGCACCAATAGTTCCAGTGCCTGCAGGCGGCAGATCTACAGCTGTAATTGCACGTCCACCTGTTACGAGACCGTTGGCGTCATACTCAACAAGGTAATAAGTGGCAGTGTTCGGCGTAACGGTGTTATCAATCTGAATTTGATCACCGCTCATGGTCAGGCCGTTGCCGTTGACCTGAACAGCACCTTTTGCTGTTGTAGTTGCCGTGGGCAAATCAGCTGCTGCAATCAAGCGATAACTAACAGCACCGGCACTGCCACTGGGACCAGCTAAAAATTGCGCCGCAGCCGCAGTATCATCCAGCGTTGCGCTAATTGAAACATTATCTCCAACCTGCGATACCGAGATATTGATGATGCCCGTACTATCGCCGACAAAACCATTGATCGATCCCGACGCCTTGATGGACCTCCATGCACTGCCGTCCCATGCGGAGACGGCGAGTGTTGCGGTATCAACGGCAAGCTGACCGCGAAAAGCGCCGGATGCCGGCAAGGACGAGACAAAAGTGACTGAAGAGTAGTCGGCAAGCTTGGCAGCCGTAATACTGCCATTGTTGATTTGGTTGGTGTCAACGGCCAAGTTTTCAAGCGCCGAGCCAGGAACGGTTTCGGCGCCAAACAGGATTTTGCCGCTTGGTATCGTGTCGTCTGCCAGTAGCGTTACGGCATTGCCCAGGAAGTCAGTGACAGTAATTTTGCGCGACTCGCTGGCGCTGACATCCGCCAAGGGCATGTAGTCGCCCGCTGCAAGGTTGGCGCCCGCAAGCGTTTGCAGTTCGCTGATCCGCAGGTCGGCCATTGCGCGTGCTACTTCAATACAGCCATCTTAGGCGGCACTCTCGTTCAGGAGGTAGCCCCCTTGCTCAAGCAAGATTGGATCACCTGACTCCTGCAGTAGACGACTTGTTGTCGTTGTCGTGCGGGCTCGCAACTTGATTGAACCTGTGGCCACAAAATCGATTGTGGAAACAATAATGCTGTCGGGGGCAAAGCTGGTGGCACTGTTTGTGATCAATGCGTCAAACTCCCACCAAAGTGCATCGTTCAGCTGCGTAGCGGAAAAAGATCCACTTGATGCATCAGTGTCTGCGCTTTTGACGTACAACTTTAACCGCAAGCCGGAGCCAATTTCGGTGCGAAGTACCAGCTGCATTAAATAATGCACTGGCTCTTGTCCTGTCTTGTCAGCGTAATCCCACTGAGCAGTAATACGACCAGATCCGGTAATTAAGCTGCTGTACTGTTCACGATAACGATCGCTAAGCGCCGTAATATCGACTGTTTCACGATTTGTATTTAGCTCGTAATCAGTTACGCGGGCAAGCAATCTACCACCACGATTACGGACAGAAACTTTGATAGGTATGTCACGCACAATCGCAGCAAGTGGTACTAAGCCTGCAGTGCTGCCTTCTAAGCTGTCGTCAAAAGAGTTATACAACCGTATACTTCCTAGTTCATCAATAAAAATAAACCAGTCACCGCTGCTTTGAACAGTGGCATTGTCCCAGCCGCTTGCATCAATAAAATCAAGATTAGTGCCATCCGTTGCGGTAATTTCTACTAGATCTCCACTAATCAAGCAGCCTTCATCGAAGTCAAAACTGAACCGATCACTGCTAGCGTTTACGTCAGAAGGATTGACAACGCTTGTTAAGTCGCTTTCGGTTGAGCGTCTAGCAATTTCAACATTGCCGATATTGCCTAGGTAAATACCCATTAGATTGTCACCTCAACTAGCGCACCAGTGCCTTGGAAGCTTATCTGTGCAGAGCTAACTTCACCAACACTGGCACCAAAGCTAACGCTAGTGATATAAGTGGTAAGTCTTACGTCGTGGCTTGTGCTGCCTTCAACTAAACGCAAGCGCATGTCTACGGTGTCGCTACTGCTTACGCCGCTGACACGTAGCACTTTTTTCAGCGCCAAGGCAGCATCGTTGCGTCCAGTGCCATCGTTGTAGTACAGCAACGTGGCACTGCCGTTAAATTCTTGTACGCCGGGTGCGTAGGTTCGCTGTGACTCGCCCAAGCTGGTCGTTTCCAGCATCTCAAGGCTGCCGGTCAACTGCCAGTTGGTGACCTTGATCTGCTCGATGCCGTCTAGCAGCAAGCGACCATCACGTCCGGTGTAGACCTTAGCCATCAGAGCACACCTACCAGTTTTACTGTAACGCTACTAATTCCAGGTCGCACCGACGTGATTGTCGGTGGTCCGTCGTAACGCCATTGATTGCCAGTCGCTGCATCAATAGCGGCGCTGTTACCGCTCCAGCCAGTGCGGAACGCTGCGGGCAGCGTGAACGAGGTAAAACCGCCTTTGGTTTCGTCGTAGTGAGTGATGAAGTCGTCGGCGTGGGTATCGGCAATGTTGTTGTAGGACAGGTCAAGCGTCATGCCAGTACGTTTATCGCCGTACAGGATTCGCACCTCTTTACCGCTCTGCGCCTGAAAGGTCTTGTAGGCGTAGTCACCTGCACTGAAACTGCGGGCTGTTGGAGCATAAGAGGGAAAAGCCATTAGCCGTCAATCCCTCCAACCACTTCAAAGCTGTCGTTTAAGTCTAGAACGTCTTGTGCGATCAGACTCCTGTTGCCGCTATCCACTGGATAATTGCTGGCCTTGATCGTGACGATTCCGTCTTCGTTCAAATCAAGTGCCTCTACCTGATAAACCTCTTCGGTGACGTTGGTATTGATTACGGAAAACACAGAATTACGGATGTTTTGCGCAACGCCATTGATGATGACTAGCGTGCCAGAGGCAACCGTGGTTTGACTGCGCTCCCAGTAGTAGACGCTATAGCTGCCGTCACCAAGAGGCGATGCAGCAACTACGGTGCCGTCTTCTTTGACGATTCCGTTGTTGGCAGGTGAATACGGGCTTGACTCAGTTGAAACACGAATAAAGTCACCAGGAGCCAGAGACAAGCCCCACGGCATTGTTTGGAACGTGATTGTATGCGTGACGTATTTGCGCACGGCTAGGAAATATCGAGCAACTTTGATGGCGTGATCGTCTCCAGTAATGTGCGAGAAATCAAACTCCTCAAGCGGTAAATCAGCAGCATTTGCGCCGCTGTAGCGCACGACAATGGTTTGCTGCTCGGGCAGTTTGTTCAGCCCTGTCCACCTGTAAAGAACAGCCGCTTGAAAAGATGCACGTTGCTCTAGCTCCAACCATTGAATGTCTAAACTTTCGGCAATAATGTTGCCATCAGTGAACATGCCTTTGATTTCGATGGCACGGCTTGCGTCGATTCTGTAGTTTGAGTCGTAAGGCAATGCTGGCTCAAGCGCTAAACGGCCATTCTTCTGTGAGACATAGCAAAGAACGCTAGGCGCGATTGATCCAAGCCATGAGCGGATGTTGATTGGCTCCGCAACTGCATCATCAAAGAACAGGTTGTTTGCTTTCATAAATCGCCCCGCCTCAACAAAAGAGTCACGATCAATTAGCTCGGTATTGATTAACTCACCGGCGCCGGTATCCTTGTTGGTGAGCATGTACCACACCAAATCCGAGAGCAGATTGCTTGCGCCTACGCCGCCCTCCACAAGACGCTCTACCTCAATACCTTCAACCATCAGGCACCGCAGCTGATCCAGCTGCGAAAAGTTGTCGCTGGATCGCAGCTTGAGACCGACTACTGCGCAGTTGTTGTAGTTGGGAATAGGTGACTCGGATAGGCTTTCATTTACATACACGATTTCATGCTCAGGTCCGTTATCACAACTGCGAGTAACCAAATCACCATAATGCGAAACCTCGGCAATACCGCTATACCGCTCAAAAAGTCTCGTTTGCGATTGGCTGCCTGCTGCCGATACATACACAGAAGGAATATAAACTCGATAATGGAACGCATGTTGCACACCCGCAACTGTTCTTGCATTTTTAATGAACTGGTCGTCGTTGCTCCAGTTGCCGGTAAAGCTCTCTACGTCTGTTTCAATAATTTCCCACCACCTGTTGCGGGGTGTTGTTGGGAGAGATCGTGTAAATGAGCGCACTGTAATCCGCATGTTTACGCTGCGCCCTGGTTGATTTTCAGAAATCCAGCCAGACTTAGTGCGGACTGTGCCATCAGGCAGGTTGTTGAAGTATGGATCTTCTCCAAAAAAGATTGACATTATGTTGCTTGTAGTGTTAAACGGCACAGCGGAACTGCCCGTTTCCGTGTTAACAATGCCGTCAAAAATCACATCTATTTTGCTGTAATCCGGCTGCCAAGTGCCTGATGTTAAATCAATTTCAGCATCTAACAGCGGATCCAATAGTGATGGCACTACAGCCATTTCCCTGTGGGCAAAGTAGTCAGCAGGTTTCGCGAAGTAGCCACGCCCGCCGACCGTAAAAGTGCCGATGTAGTTAGTTGTCGTCCACTGCTTGTAAGGCGTTGCCGCGCCATCAAGAACAAACACGTCATTAAATCCACCGCTCTGTTGCGCAAACCATGCGCTATTAGCAGGGCGGAAACGAAACTCCAGCTGCGACTTATTAGGGTGAACAATCCGAATAAAGGAGTAAATGTCTTGCGGTGTTGAACCGACGACGGCAAAGACGTAATTTCCGAGGTTTGTCCATCCTTCGTTTGGCGTGGCGTCGCGCACTGCATCCACATTGCTTGGGCGAACGTCAAGCAAAAAGAACGACATGCGATGAACGTATTTTGTGACCGATCCAGTTTCTAGTAATATGTTTCTTGCATTAAATCCTTTAGGGTTGTCGCTTTTGGCCAGCTCGCCTGGTGTTGGAATAGAGTTGAAGTTGCAAAGGTTGTTTAGCCTTGCCCATACATTGCTCTTAATTCCGATCTCGGTGGCTTCAGTGCGGCGTGTATTTTGAACAGTGCCCGCTTCATACCGCAAAATGGGATAAAACGCTTCGGTAATATCGCTATACCGCAAATATCGTTCAGTGTTTATTGCCTGTTCTGCTACAAGACCAATTTTTCGTTGGTTTTCGCTCCAGGCTTCAATACACTTGAGTGTGATTAAAAAACCAGTGCTGCTGTGAGCCTTGGGATTGTAAGGGCCTTGAGTGCGACTGATAACCTGCCACATTGTGCGACCGATCATAAAAGTCGCGCCAACAGCAAACTGCGAATCGTATTTAGTCAGCTCAGATTCAACTGTTGATCGCACATCGTCTAGCTTGGCAGGTTGCGCTCCTGAACCAGCTGTAAACGGTTTCAAATCTTGTTTGTTTTTACCTAGCAAAATCTCAATAGTATCGCCAACATTAACAGTCGGCTCTGCAGTCAGTTCCTCCCAAACATCTACACCGGCTATTGTTGACTGCCGCAGGCTATGGCCCACTCCATTATGCCTAATTACGCCGATACGTCGAGCGTAATTGACGCCAGTTCCGGGCATCCCCGAACCTATAGAGCCGGGCCTGTCGTCCGAACCATATGGATGTGTTTCGCGAAGAAACTTATCGACGTATTTTTTAACGTCAGCTTCAGCCTGCCTAACCTGATCCCGATCGCCACCTTTCTCTTTCCATTCTTTGAGTGTGCTAATTACTTTCCAGTTTGGGCGAATAGGTGTCCCATTTGGGATGCCTGCATACACGCCAAAGCGGGCCTGACTTGTAGGCGTAAATGCACCACAAAACGCAGGCTGGTTAGCTCCGTTTACGCCTGGCGCATAAAACGCATCTTCGTTGGCGCCCTTGCCGTCATCAATGGCAAGCGCTCCATAACGGTGGTTGTAGATACGCAGGCGACTGCCGGCGCCCAACGTTTCATAGCCACCATTCCAATAGAAATCAAAAAACTCGTTGTAAACCGAGTCGAGTGCCGCATTGCCAAGATAAATTGCCGCGAGACTAGGCTTTTGCATCGGCCCTTGGCCGGCTATTGCGACAACTTCGCTAATTTGATAGCCGCCCCAGCTCTTTATGCGTGACCACACCATTTGAGGCGATATCAAAACACCGCCGCTTACGTACAGTGAACCGTTGGCGTCAGTGTTTTGCTGTTGACGTGTAAAGACGATCGGGACTGCAGATCCGTACTCAGCCAACTGCTGCAGCGAATCAAAACCAAATGAAGGTGCGAACGCTTCTGCACCTCTTTTGCTGGGAAGAGTGCGTCGTCGTATGTCTGTTTTAGGCTGCTGCGGCTTCGGTGCCAGCAGGAATGCTGCGGCAGTTGATGCCACACCAATAACAAGGTTGATAATGGCAAGAACAAGGGCCGTTTCAGCTCGCACTTCCGGCACATGCGCATACTCCGCCGGTCTGATATACGGATGCTTGCGGACCTGTTCAGAAAAGGCTCGATATTCGTCTTCAGTACAGCCAAGCTCTTGGATCAGACGCTTCTCAAACGGAAGCAGCGGCAGCTCCGCACTGCGCCGATAGGGCACCATGCCACCGCCTTCAAATGCTGGTTGATGTAGAGGCATCCGTTTTCCCAGTAGACCGCAAATGCTGTGGTTTCTTGCGGCAGCAGTAGCACATCACCATCGTAGGCGGCCAGGTCAACCCTGCGACACCACGTCAGCAAGTCACGGGCAAATGACTTACCTTCATACCATTCTGACTTGCGGACAGGATGCGGCAAACCAAGTCGATCAAGAACCGTAAAGACAAGGTGTATGCAATCCAACGCGCCGTCGGGGTCGCTGCCATCGGCCCCAAAGCGGTAGGGTTTGCCAATTAGATCACTGCACTCGCACATTGCTGGTTAGCGGCAAGTGACCCACAAGCTGCTGCGTCAGTTTCTTGCGTGGCACGTCAGCGCCAACAGCATCAAAGACAGACGCCATATTTAATGTAAGGGTTGTTGCGTCCCAGCCACCCGAAACAATTTGCCCGACGTAGCTGCTAATCAGGGTGTAGTTTGCTTTGTTGTCGGGATCAATCAATACAACTTGAACATTCGCAATCCAACGGTCTTGGATAGCAGTTGCCGCCCATCCACGGCTTAGCTCGTTATTGGGAAACGCAAGCGTTGCAGGCTGGTTGTCACCGCTTTTTGTAAATGTGGAGCCGCTAAATGCAAATGGCATATAACCAAATGCGGATTCTGCGCCGGTATCTACGTTAAAAAACGGAGCGTCTTCGTTGACCCAATAGTTTTGAAATTGATAGCCGCCAAGTGTGCCCTGCGTGCGCAAGGTTAAATACTGACCAAAGGCAAGTGTGTCGCTCATACTCCGATGCTCCTGCGGATGTTGGTATTTTGCCGCAAGCTGTAAAGCGTTCTTTGCTCACCACGCCTAGCACCTTGCTCTGCAGCCTGCGCCATGCCGCGCTGAAACTGATCGGCGGTAACGTAGTCCACATTATTGATGCGTTCCACGCTGTAGCGCACGTCGATTGGCTCCATCGTTGCAGTTGCTGCGCCGCCGCCTTCAGTGCTAGTGCCGTTGCCGGGGATGACCGATTCACCACGGGCGCCACGCGAATAGCGGGACAT